GCTTTCGCTCATCACGGCCACTAGTGCGTTTACCGCACTCATATAGGATGCTCTCAGCTGGCACTGCTTTTCTTTTAGATTCTCACAAAGCTTGTCATATGATTTTTTATATCTTGTCTGCAGTTCATCCATGGGTACTGACTCTTCATTTTTCTGCTTCAAGGCTTTCAGCCTCCTCACTTCCAGAAGCAGCCCATAGCTATCCATCCAGTATGCACCCCGCTTTCTTATAACTTGTTTTTCTTTTCCTGAATTGATTTTCACAGAACTGTATGTTGTCCACATAGTCGTAACAGACTGCTGCCTGCTTTCCCTCAAATACCCTCGCCACCCTGCCGATGCTTTGCGTCACCACTGCGTAATCTTTTTTGGGCGTCGTCAGGTACAGGCGGTCAAGGCGCGGTATATCCAGACCTTCCTTTGCCAGATTGTATGAAGCGAAAAGGAAGTGTTTCCTTCCGGAACGCATGTCTTCAATTGCCTTGATACGCTCCGCCCTGGCTCTCTTCGATGTCATTTTCCCGTCAATCATGGAACTGGTACAACGTAGCCCCTCCGGCAGAAGATTCCTCAATGTTTCAAGGTGTTCCAACCGGTCAGATAAGATGAGGTTGAAACAGTCTTTATTGTTTATCAAATCATTTGCTATGCTCTGGTTTCGCTCCTTGTTTCCCGTCAGGTATGGGATCAGCTTATTGTAGACCAGTGTCCCATCGGTGTCCTGGCAGGCACGGTTTATCTTTATGCCGGTCTCTCTCCTTAAAACTTTTACCTGCATCGTTCTTGACGCAACCACCGTATCCGGCACTTGATGAACGATTTCCCCCAATATGGCAAATGTACATTTTATCAATCCGTCTGCTCTGTGCACGGTTGCGGACAGGCCATATTTATGCTTTGCCGCAAGGCTGCTCATTACTCTGTAGAACATCTTTAAGCTTGTCGGGGTTCCTGACACCCTGTGGCACTCATCCACGATGATCACATCCCATGCGTATTTAAACTTGTCCAGATCCGTCTTTGACAACGTCTGCACCGTGGCGAATGTTATGTGACTGCCAATGTGTACTTTTCCTGCCGTAATCCTGCCAAGTGTTTTTTCAGGGAAGTACAGTGCCGCCCTCTCATACGACTGATTAAGCAGATCCTGCGTATGCGTCACCCATAAAGCCTTCCTTGAGAGTTCTGCCGCCAGGGCGATCCCCATCTGCGTTTTGCCGGAACCGCATGGGCTTTGCAGTATGCCCGCCCCTGCCTTTTTCAACGCCTCCACGGCAGCTTCCTGATAATCGTACAGGGGAAGCCTGCCTTTGTATTCTTTAAGACCGTTATCGGCCAGGTCCTGCTCTATCAGCGTGTCCTTCTTTATAAACTGCCTTAACTGCTTTCCCGTACCGGTAGGCACTACGATTGTTTCTCCGTCCACATGGTAAAGGCTAAGCTGCGCCGGCGTATTGCCCGTCCATAATCCCATGCGTACTTTTTTTAAATACTCCGGATTCGGAATGTTTAAATTCCCTCTCACCCAGTGCACTACTTCCGGCGTCGGATTCTGGATTGAAATCTCGTTACTGATTTTGATTTTCATCATATCACCCTTTTATCCAGCCGGTCCCTGGCAGTCAACCATGATTCCATTCGCCGTGAATATTTCATTAATTCTTCCTCCTTCACCTGCCTTGCACCGTTTTCATGCATAATTTCAAGCATCCTGTGGGGCATCAGGTATATGGCATTATTCATCCTGATTGCAAACAGTCCCGGCTTATTCCCCGTCTCAGCCCACAGCTTCATTGCGTTGTGCTGATTTTCCTCTATCCGGCTTAGTTTAAATACCCCATCCCGGCAATCCTTGCAATCGAATACATATGTATGCCCGTTCCTTGCTGCTATCACGTCAAATGGCTGACCGTTCTGGTTATCCTGCATTAAGTGTGCCCAGAAGCCATGTTCGTAGAGCTGCTGCGCAAACTCTTTTTCAAATGCTGTTCCATTGCTTTTATTACTCATCGCTACCTCCTAATCCGAAAGTCTAACCTTTTTAAGTTCCCGTCTAACTCAAAAATTAACAAAAAAACATACTCAAAGCCGCTATTTTACTGATGGTCTAACCGTCTAACCGAAAAACCGCTTGCATATCTATATATTTATATTGCAAATTTCGCACATGCCCAAATTTAAGCTCCTATACGTAGTGTATAAACAGGTTAGACTGGTTAGACAGGTTAGACTCTATATATAAAGCCCCTATCCATGCGGTTTCAAGGGTCTAACCATGGTCTAACCTTAATGCTTTCAGGTTAGACTTTAGTTAAATGGCAGTTCCATCTGCTCATCCTCAATCGGCATAAATCCGTCATTGTCCATGTCGGTTTCCAAAGTTATTTTTATGTAGCTTGCCTTGATCCCAAAAACCTTTGTACTGTGGATATATTTTCCTTGGGAATTACGCCTTATCTGCTCGCGCTCTGCCCATTTTTTACTTACGGCGGTATAATCAAATCCATTTTTATTTAAGAAATCAACCAGCACGTCCTTGTTGATTATGGCGATCCCACTTTCCACCTTTCCCCAGACTTCCCCCTTATTAATGGAATTATCCTCCTTGGGATCCTCGAACCGCACTTGGTTCTTTGCAATCCAATTAATAATGGCCGTATAAGCCCTTTCCGCTACGTCTATTTCCTTGGAACCCTGCAGATATCTTTCGATATCGGCAATCTTTAAAAAATCATCTTCCGGAAAGAAAAGTTCCGTGGCGATGTCGTCCGCCAGTAATACGCAGCTCATGGCCATGGCTTGTTTGTCTGTAGTATCCAACTTGCAGATTTCATCAAAATAAGTTTTATATCGTTCTACAATCTTTTTTGTTTCCGTATTCTGTATATATTTAACGAACTCTTTGCCGGCAAATCCAAAATTTTCAGCCATCATGGTGCTTACGTAATGACCATCATCCACCAGCTTGTCATCTATGGCGATTTCAATTACCCGGTTCTTGGATCCGCCTCCTGAATTTGACTTGGTGATCGGCTCCTCTCCCGTAAGCAGGAAACTGTTTTTCCATGTCCTGGTTTCTTCCACTCCCCCATAAGCTTTTGCGCGTCCGCGATCCACGCCTTCCGTGATCTGATAGATTAACTGATCGAAATTCCCATTCCACTTATCCTTTATGGTCTGCAATTCATCCCCGGCGAATGGAATGGAGCATAAGAAAGCCGCATTTCTCATAATTGCGTTTTTGGTCATGTTCATGGTCTTAACCAGGCCTCCCAACCTGGGATTTCCCCAGACGGACATAGCCACCATGAGCGCCACTGTTTTACAGGTTCCGGTTGCGCCCCATACGTGCAGCACAAAGGGCAGTACCCCAAGAGGCTCTAACAGTGCGCTTGCAAGACTGGCCGCCATCATCATGCGGAGAGGTATGTTTTTCCTCCATTTACCGCATAGCTCCTTCCATGTATCAAAACTGCCTGCAGTTTTAATGTTTTTAAATATAACCTCGTAATCCGGATCGCCCTCATATCGGATATCGCTTGCATATGGCGTAAATTCCGTTCCAACCCAGCCGAGCCTGTTGATGGATTTCTTTGGGGCGAGCTGTACCGGATTCATTCCGACGCAATCGCTGATAAACCGAACAAGATACTTTGCATTTTCTGATGTCACTTCAATTCCCTGCTGGCTTAAAACATCCACTATCTTACTTGAATTAGCGCAAATACAACGATCCACCGTGATTTTCTGCCAACAGCCGCATTTAAAGAAAGCAAGCGTTATTCGTTCCTCATTCGTATCAACATTCTTTAGTATTTCTATCGGCATGATTGGATGGGGGCTGGCAATTACTCTCGTGGGTATTCCTCTTTGATCCCATTTTTGCTTAGTCACTCCGGTATCCCTTGCGTTCCATTCCCCGCAAACGAGCTTGAGCGGCTGTTCCGTGAATTGGGTCTCATTACCGGTCTGCTTCATCTTTTGTATATAATCCATGATAAATGCCTTATATATGTTGTCGAACTCCCTTGCACGTTTCAGCATCCTTGCCTTCGCCTTTAGCGCCTCTATATATTGTGTCCTCTCCACGATGTCCTCTATCTCAAAAATGTTGTAGAATACCTCATCGGGAAATGGCTGCCCCGGTTCCATTGCATCCATGCCAGCCAATAACTCGTTTCCTGATTGCTCCAATCCGCCTCACCGCCTTCTTGTCCGCATAATATCTTTCCGGGCATTTTTTTAAGCATTCCAGCCTGTAATCAATAATTGATAATTCCTGCAAGGCTTCAATGAAATGCTCATCTTCCGGATTCCTGGCTGCCTCGCACAGGAGCTGCCTGTAAGCCGCCAATGCGGCATATGCGCATTTTACAAAGTAGTCCAGCTCTTTTCTTTGCCCTATCCTTTTTTCACGTTCCCGCATTTCCCTGTATGACAGGGCTTCCGTCTGTATTGGGAGCGAAAAGTCTTCTATGAGTTTTAAACATGCCTCTTCATTCCTCAAGCTATAGAGCTCTGCTACAAACTTGATTGCATCCCCGCCGGAACCACATGAAAAACAATAATATCCTTTGTCATTCGCATAGATTTTCATGCTCGGATGCGCATCGTTATGAAAGGGACAGAGGCATTTGCCCCTTTCATTTACATGGAATCCATATAGCTCGGCCACCTGCCTCATGCTTAAGCTTGTCTTAACCTCCTGATAATCCTCTTTACATAAATGGAAGTTCTTCATCTGTGATACCATCCGGAACGCTCATGAATCCATTCTCATCCGGAGGCCCAAACTGCGGCATGCCGGCATTTGCCGGACCAGGGGTTTGTGGCAGTAACCTGTCTTCCGGGACTTTGGCGTCCTTAAGACCGTCCAGGCTTCTGATCTGGAATATTTTTGTGGCAAATTTTCTTTGTCCGTCCCGCGTTAAAAATTCTTCCCTTCCCATGACGGCGCCAAATTTTTTACCGACCATGGTCTTCTCATTGTTCTCAGTACCCCATGGGAATTGAAAGTTATTTGATTTCTCTATCGCCGTGATAAGGCCTTTGAAGAATGGAAGGCTGGTCCCGTCAATGATCTGCTTATGCACGCCTTTCCATTTCGCCTGAGCATCCTGTTGCCTGCTTATCTCATGTTGCTTTTTATAAAACTCTTTGTTTTCGCCTTCCGCTATATCAAACAGGACTGCCATCTGCTGCCGCCCTGATTGTGTCTGGGTCATGGAGATCTGCTTGATTACGCACACATAACACCCCGGTTGCAGTTGCATGGAATCCCCCGTGAACGCCTGTGACTCGTCATATCCCTGTGGTTTGCTTATCATTTTTATACCCCTTGCCTTTCTTCATTTTTTGGGTTTGCGATTTCATAATATTCACGGATTTTCCGGTCGACATAAAGAAGGTCATTCTCAATCTCCAGGTCCTCGAACATTCCGATCGGGGACTTGCTTACCGCGCCGCCGTCTGACTGCGTGATGAATTTATGATCCGTGGAATTGCTGACGCACCTTAAAACAATGGTGAACAGCCCTTCGAGGCATATCTTTTCATCCAGCAGCTTGCCGATCGTCTTCGGCTTAATATCCCCAAAGTCATTACAATCCTCATGCATGATTATGTAAACGATCTTATCCTCCGGCAATGCGTTTACCGTAAACTGGATCATTTCCCAGAAGTTATCCGCCAAAGTGTTATACAAAGAAAATACTGCATTTCCTGCTCCCTTTGTACTGTGGTTGCTCATAAAATAATTTGTGATCAGGTACCCCGCATCGTCAATCACGACAGATTTCGCAGGAGCGGATTTCAGGGCTTTTTTTACGGTCGCGTAATCGTCCGTCACCCATCCGTTTATTCCCCCTTTAAATGGCAGCGGCTTTTTCAATACGCGCACCAGATTGAAGTCTTTCCCCACGCAAGTCCTAAGGCTCGCACTTTTTCCCGCACCTGACTTTCCAATAATCAGTACCGGTATTCCCATAGGTCACGCCTCCCCATAATTGATTTTCGTAAGCAGTTCCATCGTCTTATTTCCCGTATCGCTCAAAGACGCTGCTTTGCAGATCGCCAATGCCGAATTCTCATTTTTCCACATAAGCAGTGACCCGTCATATGTTAATGCTGACGGTCCCACGGGAGGATTTTCACCTTCCAGTTCTTTGAAATCAATAATTCCATATAAGGCTTCGTTGACCGGGATTAAGCTCTTAGTTTCGTTCACTTGAAATAAACGGTTTGTATTCCATCCGGCATCATATATGATCGGCGTTACGGTGAACGGAACCTTTGCGTCAATAAACGTCCCCGGCAAATCAAAAAATATGTTTTTTGTAATTTCATATTGAATCGGTTCGTCTTTTACCGCACGAAACATGTCGCCGCTATCCGGCAATATCCCCGTATGCTCCATCACCGCGGCTTTTACCCAGTTAGGTATATGTCCTTCATCTATCCAGACAATCCATGCATGCCCTTGCAGTACCAGGCCGCCATGTACCATTCCGACTGTCAGGCCCGAGTGATTATAAGCCTCCTTGATCCATTTCTTAAATTGCGTCTTGTTTAAAAACATACAAAATCCCTCCTATTCATTCTTGCTTCTCTCTATGGCTCTCCCTGCTAATTCCAATACGATTTCGCATTCCCGGTAAGTCGGATTAAACAGGTGTCTGCTGTTAATCAATGTATTTGTCACGTCGGCCGCCGTCTTCATGATCTGATTCATCCTGTAGGGTGAAATGTCTTTTTTTTCATCCATTGCATTCCACCTACCTTATCCGCAGACTTTTTCCCCTTGGTTCTAAATGCGCCCATTCAACTTCCTTGTTTCCAAGCAGTTCGCGAATGGCCTCATTGTTTGGCACCGGCGGCAGCGGGATTAAGTATTTGCCCGGTATTTCATCTAAATTCTCCGTAATCGTCAAAGGCTGCTTTCCGCCATTTGTCTGCACGTTAAAGCTGAACAGCTCCGTCTTGAATTTCGTCTTGCCGATGAATTCAAGGTTTTTCTGCAGTGTGCTTTTTAATAATGCGCTTCTGTTTTCCAGAGCCTTTCTCCTGCCGTACAGGCGCTCCTCCTCTTGCTTTATAGCTTCCGCATCGCTCAGCATGTTCTTAATCATCTTTGCGTAATTATCCGCTTTGTCCTCTATTTCTCCCTCTATAGATTCAAGCGTGTCAAGGATCACCTGCTCATCCGTTTCCCCGTCATAAAGCATGTTTAAAATGTCCTCGTAATGCTCCGTCAGCTCATATAATTTCATTCTGCTTATCCTCCTTGCTTTCACTTTTCTTCTTTTCCCGCCATATTGCATTTGACACTGCCGCGGTAGACAGCCCCATGTCCTCCGCTATGTCCTTCACCGCCCAGCCCGCCTTGCGCAATGCCAGGATCTTGCCGGTATCAATCCGCCTCCCGGCGGGCTTGCTGTCGTCTCCCTGCTTCGGCGCTGCTGCCGGCTCTGGCTCTGGTCCCGGTTCTTGTGCTGGTTCTGACTCTGGCTCTGGTTCCGGAACGACGGGTATACCAAACAGCGCGCCGTCCCTTGCCAGCTTCCTGACCTCCTCCATGGCAAGCCCGCCCATCCGGCGTGGCACCATGACGTATATTCCATCCTTTTCACCATGCATCACCAGGTGCACGGCCTCTTCATAATTAATCAGCTGCATGCCTTTTCCTCCCAATATTGATTCCTCATCGTTTCCACCGCGCGCTTTGCGTACCTGCTTACGATGGACTGGGTCACTCCCATTACTTTCGCAACGTCCTCTTGCCTTAACCCCTGGCAGACGGTCAATTCCGCCGCCTGCCTTTGCCTTGACGGCAAAATGTCCAGCATCGTTTTGGCGAAATCCGATAGTTCCGCTTTTTCAAAGCCCTTCTCCGTGTCAGGGATGACGTCTTTCAGCGTAATCGGATTCTCGCCGTCGTCATTTACCGGTTCATCCAAAGAGCGGACCCCCGCATGCCTGCGCAGTTTTCTAAGCTCCATGAGTATTTCATTCTGAACGACCGTTCCGGCAAAGGTTGAAAACTTGAAACCTTTTCCCTCGTCATAGGCGTTCGCAGCCTTGACCAGCCCAAGCAGGGCGATTGCCTTTAGCTCGTCCATCGGGATCCCGCTGCCATTGAATTTCCAGGCCATATGGTAAGCAAATTTTATATTGCTCGTGACCAATTCTTCCGTATTTTTATCCTTCACTTCTTCACCCCCGTTATGTAAAGTTCTTCAGGCATTCCCCGCACATGTACATGCCGTCATGCTCCCGCAGACGCTCTTCACTTTCGGTTCCGCAGCTTATGCAGCTTTTTTCCGCCCTTCTCATGCGGATCCCGTTTCCCTCCACTAAAATGTTCAAGGCGTCACCTTCTTTAATCCTTAAAGCCCTTCTTATTTCTTTTGGGATTACGACCCTGCCCAAATCGTCAACGTGACGAATGATACCTTTTACCATTGACTTTCCTGCCTTTCCTGCCTATAATAAGGCTATAGTAATTATTGTTAGTTACTGTTGTCCTGTTTGCTTGCCGGCGCAGGACTTTTTCTTTTCAAATTCCTTTATCTCTTCCGGAGTCGCTTTTCTAACTGCAATAATCTCAATCACCAGAGCACCCCCTCGCTTGCTTCAAATAATCCATGTTGATTAGTGCGAATAATACAAGGTATAATGCGCAGGCATACAGCACGATTACTTCTGCCCAACTGCCGGTCTCCGTACTGGCGGCAATGCACATGATTATAAATACTACTGTATTAATAACTGTGTGGATTTTGTTCTTCATGCTGTTCTCCCATATTCAAATATTCGATAAACTTTTCAAAGTTTATCAGGTACTTCTTTCCGGACTTTATAAAGACTATCTTTTCTTGTAAGCACAACTTCCTGATGAATTCATAGGGAAGTCCCGTCTTCTGTGAAATTTCTCCGATAGTTTTCATAATCGGGATTGTTGGCATGTATATCACCTCCTTGAGTTGTTTTTGTTGCTGTTACTTATTCCTGATTGAGACTTTCGCACAAAGCCTCTACCGCTTTACGGTTTCCTGTATACGTTCCGGAATACTCAACGTTTCCGCCGTGCAATGGTTTGTCCATGTTGAGCTGTCTACCTGCAATATACATACGTTCCTCCCCTATTACTTGGCTGTACGGTTTCCATTTGCCTTTCACTCTAATCACCTCCTGCTTAACATCCTCCACTATTTCATTCTTTAAGGCTTCTATAGAGGAAATCATATTGTTTTTTATTTCTTTTAGGGTTAAACGCAGGGTCTGCGAATCCTGGTTAACTGACTTTGCGCTATGTATTATTAGTTCTTGCTGACACTGAACTTGTTTTTCAAGATCAGCGATTCTTACTTCCAACTCTAAAATTTTATTCGTATTGCAGGTTACACCTTCCGTTGTTCGCCTTAATCTTTTTCCAAACACCTTCCTACCTCCTATCCTGCTTTATCTTGGTCTGTTTTTATTAAAAAATATTCTCTGGTTTTTATTTCCATCTTGTGCTATGATTTTCCTATCTTGTGAAAAAAGAAGGAATATAAAATGCTTACTAATTCTTCCTATAGATTGCTTAAAAAGATCAGAAATCCCAATTACTCCGAAAGCACTCTATCACCTAAATACGTGACTACATATGAAAAAGACATTGATATGCTTACTGATAAAAATTTTATAACCTATGATATTACAGGTTATCGTAAAGCCGCTTCAGACTACTTTATGCCTGAATACTCTGAATATAAAATAACCAATGAAGGAATTGCTTATATTCAAAATAAACGTAAAGAAATTCTTCTAAGGTGGATACCTTATACTATAACTACGATTATTGCTATTGCCGCCCTGGTTAATTCCGTTTTTGCAAGACTTGGCTTATAATATCTTGAAACTTATCAATAACGATAAGATTGAAATAATAAACAGTATCATGTACATCTTTAACCAGAACTTATCTTCTTTGTTTAATTTCATCTCCCACATCTCCTATCCCGCTTTGTCTTGGTCTGTTTTTTCTAAGAAATATTCGATTGTTACACCAAAGTAATCCGCTAGAATTTTGAGCTTATCCAGCTTCGGCTTGCTTCTGCCGTTCTTCCAGTCAGTAAACGTACTTGCCGTAATTCCAGTGTCTTTCGATACCCTGTAAGCAGTTTTGTTAAATTTAGACAAAAGTTCTTCGAATTTTTTATACAATTATTTTCCTCCTTTCCGAACTTTCTTCTTGATTTTAGTTCGGAAATCAGTTATGATACATTTGTCGAATATATCATCTATGCAAATTCAGTGATTTATTTTGATTTCCGAACTCATATTTGAATTATAGTACGGTTTTCAAAACTTGTCAATGTTTTTTGTACGGATTTTAAAACTTTTTTAAAAGAGGTGCATCATGTATAAAAACTACTGCAAGTTAAGAGATTCCAAAGGGATAAAAGATGCTGATGTAGCAAGAAGTACAGGAATAACGAAATCTACTTTTAGTGATTGGAAGAATGGGAGGAGTGTACCCAAAAACGAAAAACTTCAAAAAATAGCAGATTATTTTCAAGTCCCATTAGAATATTTATTGGGAAAAGAGGGATTAGTCAGATGTCCCATATGTGGTCTTGAATATTTATCTTCAAATCTTGAGGATTGCAAAATTCATGAAATTGAACATCGAAACTTTCAAAATGCTATCAAAAAATTTGGACTAATTTATAGTTCTTATCTTATTGAAGATATAAAAAACGAACATTTAAACATAGCTGCAGACTATTCGAACTCTTTTGAAGCTAGAATTAATTCGTGGATAGAAGTATTTCGTGCTTACTGGTCTCGCAGTTTATCTGGATGCAGCTACAACATTGAGCATCCCTGTTTTGATGAATATGCCTCCATGCTTTTAAATCAACCAAAATTCAAAGCTCGTATAAATGATGATCTAGTCTATAATAGACTTGTCTGCATGTACGGAACATGCAACGGAATTGATGACGGAACAACATATTATAAAATCAATAAGACCAAACCAAAACTCGCAAATAAAGACAAACAATTTACAACTTTGGCCGCCCATTTCGACGGTGACGAATATACGAAAGATGAACTGGACGAAATTAAGAAATTCGCTGAATTTGTAAAACAGCGCCGGGGAAAGGACTGATTTTATATGAATAAATTCGAAAAATTACAGAATGAAGCCGCTAGCGAAAACATTTACATAGAAGAAAACTATCTTTTTGACAGCTCCAGAATCAAAGGCTTGTACTGCGATAATGCAATTGCTATATGTAAAGACATACCAACATTTACAGAAAAATCCTGCGTTCTGGCAGAAGAATTAGGGCACTACCACACTTCTGTTGGAGATATCCTTGATATGTCGGATTCCAATAGCCGAAAACAAGAGAGACAAGCCCGACTCTGGGCTTATAACAAGCTGATTGGTCTGCAAGGACTTATCAAAGCCCATAAGCACGGATGCCAATCTACATATGAAGCAGCGGAGCATCTTGACGTGACCGAAGAATTTCTATGTGAAGCGATCAAGTGCTATAAGGAAAAGTATGGAGTGTATGTAATCTTAGATAATTATATTATTTATTTTGAACCCAGTATAGGTGTACTGGAAATGATTTAGATATTAAAACGACCCAGCAGCGTTTTGATAAATAAAAACCAATAAAAAAAGAGAAAGAGGGTGATATTATATCTCCTGTTGGACAAATAAACGAGCATGTTAAAAATTTACTAGGTCTTTCTATAAATGGAGACCATAATATCTATTTGGGCAATAGCAATGTTTCTCATATGAGAAATAGGCATCCAGATGATTACGCTAAATACGGTAGTCATATACAGCAAATATTAGCCAATCCGGACTTTGTAGGCATTAGCCCATCCGATGGCTCTATAGAGTATGTAAAACAATTTCAGATTGAAAACGAATACGTGAAAGTGGCTGTTCGTATTTCAAGCAGAAATAAATATTATGCTCGTTCAATTTATGTATTAAATAATAATCGCGTTCAGAATTTTATTAATAGAGGAACGCTGAAAACTGTATAATATTTATTATAACTTTTTATAATTGCTTATATCTTTTTATATCTTCTTATTGCTACTTGACAATTGAATAAAATAATGTATAATGAAGTTAGATAAACATAAACTATATTGAATGAAAGCAGAGGACGGAACGGGCAGCCGTCGCCCAATGTTAGGAGATGTGGGAATGTCACCCCACCTATTTCATTCGCTTTTAAGTGGATAACTTCGGTTATCCACTTTTTTAAATTAAAACGGCTCCTACGCCAATAGGAACCGCTTATATAGATACTATAAACCACGAATGATACAGCATCCATCAACAAGAATATTGTATCATTCACCCGGTGAAAAAGCAACACCCGCCGGGCATTTTTATACCCAAAATCAGAAAGGATGATACTATGGCAACTGTTGTACCGCACAAAAACAAAGAGGGGAAAATAGTTTCATACCAGATACAAGTCTTTCGTGGCCGGGATGCTTCCGGAAAGAAATTAAAGCCTTATACAATGTCATGGAAAGTGCCTGGAACATACAAAACAGAAAAGTCGATACAAAAAGCCCTTGAAAAAGCCGTCGGGGAATTTGAGACGTCATGTAGACGTGGCGAGGTGACAACGGATAAGCGAACTCTTGAAGATTATGCCAGGTACTTCATCAAAATGAGCCAGCGGGATTCCAAGCGTAAATCCGTTGATTTCTATAATAGCCTTATGCCCAGGATAAGCGTAGATTTAGGTCACATACGCCTTTCCGGGCTTACGGCCGAACATCTAAACAAGTTCTACTTGAAATTGCAGACGGAAGACGTAAGGAAGGATAAGAAAGCTATTGCAAAAGATATGCTGCTGAAAATAAAAAAGGAACGCAAGCTTACCAATGTACGGCTGCAGGCCATGACTAATTTATCAGGCAATACCATAAAGATTGCCTGCCAGCAAAAAAGAGTCGCTTTAGAAACTGCGGTTAAAATTGCCGCTGCTTTAGACATGAATATGGATTCTCTTTTTGACATAGTCACACATGACGGGCAGAAAGGTCTTTCAGCAAAATCCATCAATCACTATCATACCTTTATACATGCCGTGTTGCAGCAGGCTAAGCGCGAAGGTGTTGTAAGGGACAATGTGGCAGATATGGCCTTGCCGCCGAGAGTTAAGAAAAAAGAAGCTGAATTCTTTGAAATAGATGAGATCATAGCCATAAGAGAAGCACTGGACCATGAACCCTTGAAATATCGCATAATGATATACCTGCTGACCGATACCGGAATACGCCGCGGTGAATTGTTTGGCATCCGCTGGAAGTCCGTTGATTTCAAAAACAACACCATCTGCATTGAAAATAATATCCAGTGGTCAAAAGGCAAAGGTCTTTATGCCGATACCACAAAAGGCGGTAAGGCACGGACCGTAAGCATTGCTCCGGAGATCGTCAAAGAATTAAAAGCCTATAAAGCAGAGCAAAACAAATGGAAACTATCAATCGGTGATGCTGACTATAATAAAGACGGTTATCTTTTCATCCAGGAAAACGGAACGGTTATGAATCCAAGTTCCTTAAACCTTTGGATGAGAGGTTTTAAAAAACGAAATAAGCTGCCCCATATCTACCCGCACAAATTCCGGCACTCGCAGGCCAGTATTTTGTATGCCTCCGGCGTGGATGTAGTTACTATTTCTAACCGCTTGGGACATAAGCAGGTCAGCACTACCCAGAACATTTATGCGCACATTATGAAGGATTCCGATCGGAAAGCTTCTGATGCGATTGCAGCTGCATTATACCGTAATAATGCATAAATAAATCCTGTCCATAAATAGTCCATAAATCAGTATTTTCATAACGAAAAACCGTATACATTTTGAACAGTAAAAGCCCCGTAAACATTGATTTTACGGGGCTTTTACTTAGTAGCGGAAACTGGACTTGAACCAGCGACACTACGGGTATGAACCGTATGCTCTAGCCAGCTGAGCTATTCCGCCATATTTGATTGTAATTATCATGGGACCTACAGGGCTCGAACCTGTGA